TGGAGTAATTTCTTTGTCAGCAATAACTACCTTTGTATCCTCTGTCTGAGGTGCAACAATTTGAAACGTTGGATTATTTAAAATTGCATTATCAACATATAGTTTGTTAGGAATATCATCGTCATGTGTGACTTGATCTTCATAATTTGTTGTACCAAGTACTTTTACTACTCCTGCCCCAGTACCTATTAGTATTAGATCTCCTGAATCAGTACCAGAATCAGTGATTATTTCTTTTATTTTGATTCTGCTTTGATCAAAATTAAAAGGTGTTGCTGGGTCTCCATCATTAATGGCTGGCCCACCTTTGACGAATATCCACGAATCAACAATTTCATCGTAGAACAGACCAACTGGATCTGCTGATCCTCGATCTGCTTGTAGTCCGGCATAATTTAAAGTTATACCGGCGCCAGTTTCTCCAAAGTTAACAATTATAATGTTATCTTCAACATTTAGATTTTCAGCTTGGACTGTGGTAGTATCACCTTCGACAATTAGATTTCCAGTGACACGAACCTCACCTCCGCTACTGGCTGGGCCAGTGTCCAGAGTAATTTTTGATCCGTCGGCAGCTTTTATATTATAGTCGCCGTTGATTCTTAAAAATTGTCCCATACTCGATTCCTAAATTACATTTCTGTTAAAATAAGAATAGTTGTCGATGAATCATCAGTAAGCGACCATTTATATCTTACACTGTTAAAATCTGTAGCTACTTTATTAGTTAATGAACGCAATCTTACTTTTTGGCCGCCATTACCATTAACATATCCTACAATGACCATTTCTCCTGCAAGAATAGCAGAAGAATCGTCATAGGCTTTGTTAACTAATCTACAAACTGCTTCATCTCCATCTTCAGCATGTTTTACTAAAAATCTAAGTGCAGATTTCTGTTTAACAATATAAACATCTGCAGTAGCATCTTCTGTAATTTGATTTTTTCCAACAAACCCTGCAGCTTCTACCGGAATATGAGGGTAAGTATCATTTCCTAATACACCAAAATATCTTTTATTAATAGGACGTCCCATTTGTTTCTCCTTGTGATTTTCTAGATCATACGCGGCGGGTACCGCATAAGTCCGATTTTACGGCTCTTAATTATGATAATGTATTTATCATTGGCTGAGTAAAGCCATTAACTCTAATTTTTCTACTGTAGATATTACTCTGTTAATTTCGTTTAGTTCTTGTTGAGCATGTTCTAGATGTATTTTATTATGTGTCTGCCTATGCTGTATCAATGCTAGACTGTGATTTTTTATATGCTGTTCTATAATTCGTTCTATTTGATTAACGTCGTGTGTAAACATAGGAAATCGATTACGCCAATGATTAAATTGTATACGTAAATTGATAAAATCTTTTTCTGATTCTACATGCATATAGATATTTAAGTCAAACAAAAAGCCCCTTGCGGGGCTTTTTGAATTTTTGCAAAACGTATCGTTGATTAAGCGAAACGTAGGTTTGCAGATGTTACAGCAACAGTTGCCAAGTAGTCAGCAGCATTACCTAGAGATGATGCTGTGTTTGTCAACTCAACATAACCATAACGTGTCATGAATGATACGACTGGTTCAAATGTTGCTGGATCTAGAACAACGCCACTGCTCATCAATGGAATGTATGGGCAATAGAATGCGGCTGCATCAGACTCTGAAGAACCTTTGTAACCGATTAGAACGTTGTCGCTTTCTGCGTATGTGTTAACATACACTTTCATTGCTGAATTTAATGTACCAACAAACTTAGTGTTTGTAGGAGCTTCAAATGTACCTTCTGTTGTACGAGCAAATGCTGAAGTAGTTGCAGATTGTAGCAATGTTAGTACTGTTGGGCTTACAACTGCCCAGTTACCAGCACCACGACGTGTACGCTGAGCGATCAAGTTAGCAGCACGGTTGATTTGAACAGCTAATGCAGCATGCTCGTCACCAACGAATGTTGCTGTACCAGATACAGCAGCTTGGTCGTATGTTAATACTGTGCCAGACAATGTGGCTAGGCTACGTAGAACCTCTTGATCGATCTCAGCTGTGATCTCTTGTGCAAGAGCAGCCATGATTTCTGCTTCGATGTCAATACCTTGTTGGGCTTGTGCATCTTGTGCAGCTTCAAAAGTCCAGCGAGCTGACAACTTACGTGTCTTAGCTTCAACTGTCTGTTTCAAGATTTGAATGCTTAGTTTGTTACCAGCTACACCTTCTAAGGCAGAGGTACTAGCTGGCTTACCTGGAGATGCTCCAGAATAGCCTTCAGCAATCTTGAATGGGCTTAGAGCCTCATCACCAGCTGTTGTAGAACCACCTGTGCTGCCACTGAATGTATCAGAGTAGCGAACACGTAGAGTATGAATCTGTCCAACTGGACCTGTCATTGGTTGTACACCAACTAGTTCATTAGCAATGACTGTTGGCATTACACGTCTGATCACAGGAAGGATCACACGATTTAGGGTTGCAACGTTACCGGCGGATGTAGCACCAGCTGTGGCACTTTCTGCGAGATACTTGCGGGTATTCTCAAGAGTAGTTGCCATTACTGAACGCTTGTTACCTTGAAGACCTTCTAAAAGGGCGTCTTTGGTTTCCGACCAGCGTGACTCGAGTAATTGTGACATTATAGTTCTCCTTAAACTTTTAGTCCCGCAAGCCTGCGGATATCAAATATTTCAGCGGTTTTTTCTTCGCTGATTGGTTGTGCCTGTGGTTTATCGCCTGTAATTTCTTTGCCTTCACTGAGTACTTTCTTCGCCGGTACACTTGTGCCATTCATCACAGCTGGCAAGTATTTGTCGAACGCTGTACGTAGCTTTTCAGTTTGAACTGATTCTAGTAGACTACCCATTACTTCACGCTTATCTCCAGATAGTGGGCCTAACAATTCGCTCATAACTTCCTTGCGCTGGCTTTGATCTTTAATAATACGTATTTCACTTTCTTTGCTTTCTACTAGTTTTTGTGTTTCTGCAACAATTTTTGCTGCTTCTTCTAGTTCAGTTTCTTTAATTGAAACTGCTTTTAGAAGTTTAGCTGTCTCAGATTTTTCATTGAGATGACTTGCAGCATATTCGCTTGCGAATGATTCAAAAATTCTACGACCAAAGTCATTCTTGCGAGCATGTTCAATATCCTCACGTAACTGAGTCATTTCAGAAGTTAGTCCTTTTGCGACTGTTTCTTCAATGATTTTAGCTGAGCGAGTAATAAAATCTTTTTTAACCTGTTCAAACTTAGCTTTGCTTTCGCGAACCAATTTAACTTTGGTCTCAGCTAGGTCTTTCTTATCGCTGTGGAATTCTGCGATTTCTTTCGCCAGTGCATCCACAATAAAAGATTCTAATTTAGCTACATTGCCTGCAACTGATTTGCGATCTTCGTGTAGTTCTGCTAGTTCTTTTTTGAGATTTTGCAGTATAAATGATTCCATTGTTTTGGCATCATCTTTCATTTTCTTTGCATATTTGGCACGAGCTTCAATTAGCCCTTGACGATCTTCTGCAAGTTCGCCTAGTTCTGCTTGGAGACGATCTGTCAACATGGCTTCAACTGCTTCAACCATTGCGGACTTATCGTGCTCATATTTTTGTGCAAATTCTTCACGTAGTTCAGATGTAACTTGATCACGGTTTTCTTGAATTCTACTATTCCACGCGGATTCAATTTCCGATTTGATTTCTTCGGAAATCACATTGTTTTCAAACAACTGTTTTACTATATCTAACATGTGATTCTCCTTCGTTATTTGAGCCCAGAGATAATTCTCTTCAGACTCTCTGCTAGGTATTTTTGTGCCTTAGGGTCGCCTTTGACTTCTTGTGCTATTTTGTATGCCTGATAGCCACCTGTGTTATTCATCAAGTGTTCATAAACTGGTGTTGGGTATGCTCCCGGGGCAGATGGTTGAGCTACTACGTCAACAGTGATAATTTCAAAACCTTGAACATTACCACCGCCATCTACTTCGCCTGAGCCTCTACTACTAACACCCAACTTAACTCCCGACTCCAACATAGTTTGTACTAATTGACCCATTGGAGTAGGGAGTAATTTTAATTTTCCGTAGCCGTTAGGACCATCCATCCACATCTTGGTAATCATATGACTAACACGATCTAGATTGATTCTTAAATCCTGTGGGTGATCTACTTCACCTAGCACGGAGTAACCGCCAGCGATCTGCTCATTGAGCGTCTTGACAGCCCTGCCAATTTCTTGAGAAGAATAAACACGTTGGTTTGCATTTCGAATATCGCCTTGAATGCAAATACCGTTTAGATGCAAGGATTTTTTACCATCCTTGCCTTCTTCGCTCTCCAGAACAATCTTAGCCT